TACAGGTGGAACAGCCAACGTATCCTACGGCGCCAAGCTCGTAGCTAACGCTGGCAGCTACAGTCTGGCAGGTAACACGGCTGACCTGAAGGTGGCAGCTACACTGGCAGCAGAGGCCGGGAGCTATGCCTTAACTGGGGACACGGCAAACCTAACAGTTGCCGCTACGCTGATAGCAGACTCTGGTAGTTATAGTCTTGTCGGGAATACAGTTGATTTAGCGGTTACCAGTGGGCCGGTAGCGGCTTCGCTGATAGCAGAGGCTGGTACTTACAGCTTAACAGGTATCTCTGCAACGCTGGCAATAGGGTATTCGTTTTCAGCAGAAAGCGGTATCTACGCCTTGGCGGGCAACAATGCCTTACTTTCTTATACTCAAGTCAGCACAAAGAAAGTCCCTACAGGGCGAAGGCAAAGACAAGAAGAGGAGGACCAATACTCCCAAGACCTTGAAGATTTAATGGATATTCTTAAAAGAAGCAGGGTGTTATCCCCTACAACTGTGCAGGCGCTAGTCAAGACTCCGGGGAAAGACCTCTTTGTTTTCAAATTCCAACAAGAAAGCAGGAACTCTTAATGGCTAAAGACCCCCGTCTCGAACGCATTGGTGTAGAAGGCTACAACAAGCCCAAGCGCACCCCAAATCACCCGACCAAGAGTCATGTCGTAGTCGCCAAGGAAGGGGACGAAGTGAGAACCATTCGCTTTGGGCAGCAAGGCGTCAGCGGTAGCCCGAAGAAGGCTAACGAGTCCGAGGCTGATCGCAAGCGCAGGGCATCGTTCAAGGCACGACACGCAAGCAACATAGCAAAAGGCAAGATGTCCGCCGCCTACTGGGCGGATAAAGTTAAATGGTGAGGAACCGATGCTAACGAAGACCGAGATTGAGAACATCATAAAACAGGTCAACGAGAACTTTGCAGAAGATCGCAAACGAATCAGCAAGCTCGAAGCAAGGATTGCAGAACTGGAAAAACAGACAGCAAAACCAACAACTAAAAAGGCTGATGTATGAAACCAGACCAGAAGATCGAACTGTTCCTGTCCCTCCTAGCCTACAGCACCGGCAGCTGGAAGGCCGAAGATGTAATCCTGGCCTACGAGTACCTGAAGAAGGAGACCAATGGCGAGGTACTGAAGATGCCACCTCGGTTAGAAGCTGAAGGCTCTTTACACTAAATCTTGACTTTTGTCACTAATTATGTTATAATTAATGGGTAATTCGAGTGAATAATAATAAAGAGATCGAATCCTACTACAGTAACTTTCTTGAGTTATTTAGCCTACCGGGCTGGAAGCAGTTACAAGAACAAATTCAGACCACTGCCGACAGCCTTAATAACGTAACCACCATCCGTGATAGTCGAGACCTTGATTTCCGTCAGGGACAACTCGCCGTGATCACAACCCTGCTGAACTTTCAGGCATCCGTAGACGCCAGCTTGGCCGCTTTAGAGGCCGATGCGGAGGCTGCCAATGCTGTTTGATTTCAAGTGCCCTCTGGGCCATGTCTTCGAACGCAATGTCGCCTCCTCTGTCAAGGAAGCCGAGTGCCCGACCTGTTCGGCAGTCTCAGTCCGTATTATCTCTGCTCCAACTCTCAAGATACCGTTCACCGGGGACTATCCCGGCGCTGCCTTCAAGTGGGCACGGCATCACGAGAAAGAGTCAAAGAAGTACGACTAACTCTTCAAGAAGCAAACCACTCGCCAAGTGGCCTTCTTTCTTTCCCCTTCTGGGTTTCTCCACAATGCTTAAGCACGGAGCTTAATAATGGCAGAACTACTGAACGAACGTCTCCCGATTGAGAATGAAATCGCCGCCCTTGAGGAACTCGAAGCCAAGGACAAGCAGATCGAAACATCTGCCCCTGTTGCTGAAGAGGTTCCCGAGAAGTACCGCAATAAGTCCCTGCAAGACATAGTACGGATGCACCAGGAAGCCGAAAGGGCTATGGGGCGCCATGCCAACGAGGTAGGGGAATTGCGGAAGGTGGTCGATGACTTCATCACGAAGCAGACAGAATTCGTCGCCAAGAAAGAACCAGCCGAAGAGATTGACTTCTTCGCTAACCCTCAAGAAGCGGTATCGCGGTCCATCGAGAAGCACCCGGCCTTTCAGGAGCTACGCAACCTGACGCAGAAACAACGTCAGGCCTCTGCGCAAGCTGAGATGCTCAAGGTTCATCCCGATGCCCACGACATCATTGCCAATCAGGCATTTCTTGAGTGGATTGGTAGCTCGAAAGTACGTCAGGCCTTACTGGTCAAGGCGGACAAGGAATACGACGCAGAGGCTGCAAACGAGTTGTTCTCGTTGTGGAAAGAGCGTCAGGGCCTTGTCAACCAAGCCGCGACATCAGAGCAGAGCGCCCGCAAGGACACTGCCCGTCGTGCCGCCTCCGGTAACAACAACGTAGCGAGCGAACCACAGCCGAAGAAGAAGTTTCGTAGGACTGACATTATTACACTCATGCGTGAAAACCCTGATCGCTACGCTGCACTGGCTGCCGAGATACGGCAGGCATACCAGGAAGGCAGGGTGATCTGAAACCCTTCAAGGAGATTTAAATGGCTACTTCAACTTACCCCACAATGACCGGCGCTGTTGGCCTCACCGAGGCTGGCACCTTTATCCCTGAGTTGTGGTCTGACGAAATCCGTGCTTCCTACGAGAAGAACCTCGTACTGGCTCGCCTCGTCAAGCGTCTGTCGATGAAAGGCAAGAAAGGCGACACGATGCACATCCCGGCGCCGACCCGTGGCTCTGCTAACGCCAAGGCCGAGAACACCGCCGTAACGCTGCAGAATGCGACCGAGTCCGAAGTTACGGTTGTGATCAACAAGCACTACGAATACTCGCGCCTCATCGAGGACATTGTCGGTGTACAGGCCCTCGACAGCCTCCGCCGCTTCTACACCGAAGACGCAGGCTATGCTCTGGCAAGGCAGATCGACACCGATCTCTTTGCACTCGGCAAGAGCCTTGGCAACGGTGATGGCTCCTCGTGGGCACACAGCGCCTCCTACTTCATCGACAGTTCCACTGGCCTGACGGCTTATGCGGCAGACACCGTGGCAACGACTGATGTGTTTACTGACGCTGGCTTCCGTGCCTTGATCCAACTGATGGATGACTCGGATGTTCCGATGGACAACCGCGTCTTCGTCGTTCCGCCTGCCCTGCGCAATGCCATCATGGGCATTGACCGTTACGTGTCCAGCGACTTCGTCAATGGCCGTGGCGTGCAGAATGGCAAGATCGGCGAACTGTACGGCATCGACGTCTACGTCACCAGCAACTGCCCTGAAGTCGAGTCGGCTGTGGATAACACTGCTGGCGACCGCTTGATCGCAGCCATGCTGATGCACAAAGACTCGCTGATCCTTGCCGAGCAGATGGGTGTTCGCAGCCAGACCCAGTACAAACAGGAATACCTGGCTAACCTCTACACCGCAGATACCCTCTACGGTGTGAAGGCCTACCGCCCGGATTCCGCATTCGTGCTGGTAGTCAACGACTAAGCTGTCTAGTTAGTCCAGCTGCACAGTTCTCACAAGGGGCTGTGCAGCCTTTTCTTAAGACTCCTCCGGGGGATTTAAGAAAGGAAAGCCTTTACTGAGTTAGCGCCGAGGGGAATATGCCGTCAAAGATCATTACAAAGAATAGTTCTACTGCCGCCGCAGTCCCATCAGCCGCTAACCTTGTACAAGGGGAATTGGCTGTCAACGTCACCGACAAGCGCCTCTTTACCGAGGACTCCGGTGGCACCGTGGTGGAACTGGGGACTAACCCTTCTTCCATCACAACTTCCTCTGTCACTACTACTTCCTTAACCCTTGGGGGAGTTGCAATCCTTGCTTCTGGCACTGAGCTAAACTATGTCGATGGTGTTACATCCGCCATCCAAACTCAGCTAAATGCCAAAGTAACAAGTGGAGGTGCCCTCGGTACTCCTTCCAGCGGCACCTTGACCAATGCTACAGGTCTTCCGCTTACCACTGGCGTGACAGGTACGCTGGCTATTGGCAATGGCGGCACTAATGCTACAACGG